GGATGAACCGCGACGAAGATCTTTCCGCAGCGATCGCACGCGCTCGTGAAGTTGGCCAGGACGCCATTGCAGAGCAGATCTGGCTCGACATGAAGCAGGAGCCTGAGCGCATCCTGTCCGAGGGTGGTGGCCGGGTGGATTCCGGCTACGTCCAGTGGCAGAAGGCCAAGGCTGAGATCGCCCTGAAACTCCTGGCCAAGTGGAACCCCAAGCGTTACGGTGACCGGGTACAACTGGCCGGAGACGCCGAGAACCCGCTGAAGGTGGAAGCCGATGTGACCATCTTCGATACGGTATTGAAGGGTTTAGAGCAGTCCCGCCGTGGATGAACTTGTCGCCGTCCTGAAGGACGAGGAGGTTCGGGAGAAGTTCAAGCGCCTCCCGGCTGACAGACAAGCCGCCTTCGCCTGGAGGGCGGGATGGCTCACCAAGGCTCACAAGCACCAGATCCTGCCTGACGGGGACTGGTGGAGCATCTGGCTGCTCCTGGCAGGTCGTGGAGCCGGAAAGACCCGTACTGCGGCAGAGCAGATCGGATGGTGGGCCTGGGAGACTCCTGGCACCCGGTGGCTCGTAGCCGCGCCTACCTCTGCGGACGTTCGGGCTACCTGCTTCGAGGGGGATTCAGGGCTGATCGCTGTGATCCCTAACATCCTGATCGCGGACTACAACCGGGCGTACCACGAGATCAAACTCACCAACGGCTCACTTATTAAGGGCATCCCTGCCTCAGAGCCGGAACGCTTCCGCGGTGGCCAGTGGCACGGAGCATGGTGTGATGAGTTGGCCGCCTGGGACTACCTGCAGGACGCCTGGGATCAGATTATGTTCTCGGTGCGCCTGGGCAAGCACACCCGCATCCTGGCCACGACGACTCCCAAGCCTAAGGATCTGATCATCGACCTCATCGGCCGGGACGGGGACGACGTACAGGTAACGACAGCAAGCACTTACTCCAACCTGGACAACCTCGCGCCATCCTTTCAGAAGCAAATCTTGCAGTATGAAGGGACGAAACTCGGCCGCCAGGAGATCTATGCTGAGATCATCGACCCCGAAGAGGGCGGTATCGTCAACCGGGATTGGTTCCGCCTCTGGCCTGCAGACAAGCCCATTCCCAAACTGGACTTTGTCGTCCAGTCCTACGACTGCGCCTTTACCGAGAAGGCCCAGAACGATCCCACTGCGGCCATCACCTTCGGGGTCTTCCGCCAGGAGGATGGCCCTGGAAGCGTCTTGATCATCGACTGTTGGCAGGACCGCCTGCAGTACCCAGACCTGCGGCCCAAGGTCATCGACGAGTACGAGACCGTCTTCGGCGAGGGCAAGGACAGGAAGCGGGTGGATCTCGTCCTGGTCGAGGACAAGGCCGCGGGCATCTCCCTGATCCAAGACCTGCAGCGGGCGCACATCCCTGTCAGGGCCTACAACCCCGGCAGGGCGGACAAGGTGCAGAGACTGTCCATCGCCGCCAACATCATTAGAGCGGGCCGGGTTTGGGTTCCAGAGTCTATGAATCGGAAGGGATTCGTCAGAGATTGGGCAGAAGGCATGATCAGCCAGATTTGCTCTTTTCCCAACACGGATCACGACGATTACGTCGACGCTGCCTCGCAATGCCTGCGCTACCTTCGAGACGCCGGGTTCCTGAACATCGACCCGGAGCCGGATACCTTGGACGAGGACGACTACATCGACGCAGGCCAAAGGCGTAAGGAAAATCCCTATGCCGCGTGAGGTATTGACGCTTGTTGGCACTCTGTGGACAATACGCCCATCTGCCGGACTGGTAACCCGGCAGTAGCAACGACACTGTGAACAACCGAACCCTTATTGAGGGGGCGGGCTTCGTCAAAGCGCATGGAAGGCGTGTCGTGCCAACCATGTTGCGGCAAACCAAGCCTAAGGCCCGTATCTCTCAATAAGGGTTTTTTGCTTTCTGTCGCATACCCGTCCTGAGGGTCTATCGGGTTGTGGACTGGCAAGGGGTTCCCGGAGGAAGCGCAAGCGTAGGCCGGGGTGCACCAGTCCTACTACGTTCTGACTTAGGGTGTAGCGCACAGAAGATGCAGGCGCAAACAGGAGTCACGCCTCATGCATCCGGGGGTTCAAATCCACCGGGGAGTGCAGGAGGATCAAGGGCTGTGCAAGACGGCGCGAAGTGCCGGAAAGCCTTGAAGGTCGTTCAACTCGCAGTGAGACGACCCCACTCGGACACTCAGTCGGCTCCGAAAGTGCGAAAGTAGGCCAAAGGGAATCTTCTGGTTCCCTAAGGCAGTCTTTTGCCACTGAAGCCTAGTCTCACCAAAAGTGCGAGGTCTCACGCATGAGGATCAACTTAGAGGTTCCTTACGAAGAGAAGGACAAAGCAAGGCGGTTAGGGGCAAGTTGGGATCCCGCGAGAAAGACTTGGTACATCCAAAACAAGGAGAACCTCAAGCCTTTCATGAAGTGGATACCTGAGAGACTCAAAAGGCCAGTTCAGCCGAGTAAGCGGGAAGAGGCAGATCCTGAGGCTCTGAGCCATCTTAGGTCAATCATGGGCGAGTTGTGATGCTTCTTCGCCCGGTGTTAATTTCAAGTTGATCGCGGTATCATCGCCGCATGAAGATCCTTGTCGAGCCTTTGGACTCTAAGGAACTCCCGGCCTATGGGGTCACAGTCAAAGTCACTCAATGCCAGAACAGGTTTGAGATCACAGCCGTCCCTGGCAAGGAAATAGATCCGTGGTGGGCTCAGGCGGTTTTGGCAAACTGGCTCCAATCCCGCATAGACTCAGAAAAGACTGGTGGGCATAATCCATCATCTTCCGAGCGAGGGTAAGCCATGGCCGACCTAGGGCGACAACTGGCAGATTTGCTGTATGGGGAGTCCCAACAGCCTAAAGAGACAACCGGTCAAAAGATTGCCCGTCGCCTAACCGGTGCCGGTGAAACAGCAGCCACCATCGGCACTGGACTTCTTGGCTCCGTCCCTGCAGGTCTTGCGGGGCTTACTCAACTAATCCCCACCCGCGGTCGTGCTCCTGATGTCAACAGAGCCGCCCAGAAGGTCGAGGATGTTCAGAGCGCCCTGACCTACCTTCCCCGCACCGAGACCGGTCAGCGGTATCTGCAGAACACGGCAGGCGCACTAGAAACCCTCGGCGCTCCTGCTGAGTACCTGGGCGAGAAGGCCCTGCAGTACACGGGATCTCCTGGTGTTGCGACTGCAGCAAACGTCCTCCTGGACCCGGTGAACTTCATCGGGCTACCTGGGAGTGGGAAGGCTACCGTTGCCGCCACCAAGGCTGCAGGAAGGGCCGCCATGGCCGCTCCTCGTGTTGCCGGAGACATCCTGTCAGAAGCCCTGACGCCTGCCTCACGGTTTGAGTCTCAGCGCGGGGCCATCAAGATGAAGGGTGGCAACTGGTTTGCCGGAGATGTGGAGAGCGAACTTGCTCCGCTAAAAAGTGAGACGACTGCCGGAGAAACGCCTGCTCAACGCATACCTCGGCACGAGCAGTTGCTGAATGACCCTTCGTTGCCGCCAGAAAGTAGAGCAACGGTTGAGCGGCATTTGAACGAAGAGAAGCAGCGGGCTGCGATCGACAACTGGATTGACAAGAAACTCAACCGCTACATCAAGAACGAGATGGGCACCCCGGAAGATCCGGTACGAAAACTAGCGGATCAAGGGATTACCCATCTTGCGAGGTTGCGAGATCGAGTTCCGTCAACAGAATTCAGCGTGGCGCAAAGGCGGGCAGAAGCCGGGTTCCCTGCCGTTGGTTATGCAGAAACAGCCCTTGGCCAAAATTGGGAGAGAGCAACAGATAGAGCAATCATCCCAAATAAGGCGAGTGATTACTTGGGGGCTGAACAAACTTTGAACCGTAACCCTTGGCTTCAAAAGTTGCCAGAAGATGCCCCTGTTTACGAGGCGGGGGCTGCTCTTGATGCTCGTGAACTTGGCTTCGACCACCTGATCGATGTCCTGAAGGAAGACCTTGCCACCGGCCGCATCCGTCCTGAGCAACTGGAAAAGATGTCCATGGAGCAGGCAGTACGCCGCGCTCACCAGTACGATCAAGAGATGGCAGAGAAGGCCGCCAACGCCGCTACTGCTGCCCGTGAAGGTCTGCCGGTCTACAAGGAGTACCCGCAGGGCTACCGGTGGATTGAACTGAACAAGCCCGGAGCCTTCTCTGCCGAGTCCGACTCCATGGGGCACTCTGTGCGGGGCTACGAGCCGCCTCCGGGCCATCCTGATTGGATAGAGGGGTCTGGTGAAGCCGGATCTCTTTACTACGGCCATGGCGGATGGGAGGGCATCAAGAGCGGCGACGCTAAGGTTTACTCTTTGGTTGACTCCAAGGGTGCGCCTCATGTGACGGTTGAAATCAAAAAGAAAAAGGATCATCTCAACTGGCGAAATGTTCCAGAAGAGGTGAAGACCAGAATGATGGAGCAGGCAATTAAAGATGCCGACGCCGTCACGGATGAAGCCGGACTTCAACGGTGGAGCGATGAGAACGCCATTCTTCGCCAAGAAAAGTACCACGACGCCGTTTCGCAGTGGATAGATCAAAACCCAATTGTTTCTAACGAGATTACCCAGATCAAAGGCAAGAGTAACCGCGCCCCCAAGGAAGATTACCTGCCGTTCGTGCAGGACTTTGTGAAGAGTGGCCAGTGGTCGGATGTGCGCGACTTCCACAACACAGGACTCGTTGCAATTGATCCAAGAAGCGATCTCGCTGCCGCAATGAAGGTTAAGGGTCTGACGCCTCCAAAGTATGTAAGTCACGCCGAACTCAACGAACTCTTGCGAAACAATCACGCCGAAATCACCGAAATCTTGCGAAAGAACCGGGGAGAAGGCAAAGCCCGCGGCGGCTCCGTCCGCATCTCCGACAACCCTGACACGATGCGTCTGGAGTTGGCCACTGGCGGGGCTGTAGCGGCCGCTAAGGCTGCTGCAAAGGCTGCGGCTAAGAAGGCGGCAGAGAAGCCTGCATACACGCCCAAACAACTTGAGAGCGCCGCCGAGAAGATCGCCACTCAGTTGCAGAATGAGAACCCGAAACTCTCCGACGCAGACGCGATGAAGAAGGCCATGCGTCTTGCTGAGAAGAAGTTGGAGTGGGAAAAGGTTGAGAAGCCTGAACTAGAGAAGACCTACGGCGCCCTTGAGAAGGCCAAGTACAGCGCACCATTGGCCGAGCGGCAGAGGAATGTGCCGGAAGTCGTCCAAAAGCGAATCAAGGAGACGCAGGAGTTTCTAAAGCAGCCGACCGAGCCTTGGATGCCTCCCCGCAAGGAGTTGCAGGCATTTGAGCGTGAGCGCATCAAGGACGCCCTTGAAGGCTTCCCCGGCATTGAGCAGACCAAGTTTCCTCGATACGAGCCTGCCAAAGCCAATATCGGGTATGTGAGCGAGATCTATGACGATCCCGTCAACCGCGAACTCATCAAGGGTCAGATCAAGCGCGGCCTGCCCTTGGGCGGCGAGACTTTCTACGCCTCTCTGTACCCGCTGAAGTTGGCGGCCTTGGAGCGCGGCATCCCTGAGTCCAAGTTCAACGAGTTCATCTACAGCGTTGCTCCTGCATCTGCCCGCAACTCCATCATGAATGAGATGGCTGTGGGTCAGTTCATGCGGGATATGCGGGCCCGCGGACTTTCATTGGACGAGGATACGGTCAAACGCGAGATGGCCGCTTTCAAAGAAAAGTATGGCACCGGACTGCCCTTGATGCCCGTCCACCGCGAAGGGGTCAAGAACGTGCTTGAGGGCGGTCAAGACTTGCGCGAGATGCTCAAGGCCGACATCCCGACCAATTACAAGATCCCGACCTATGGCACCCAGAAGGCGGGCGACTTTGCCAAGTCCATGGTGTTGGATGTCCACGAGTCTGCCGGTCAGACACGAGGCAGCCCATACCATCCCTACTTCACGCAGCAGGGTGGCTTTGGCCCGACTGAGTACGGCGCTGCTGAGAACAAAATGCTTGGCATCGCGGGCGAGTTGGGCATCCCCGGCGGCATGGCGCAGGCCGGTCGTTGGTTTGGTGGCGGCGAACTCACGGGCTTGAAGTCACCCCGCGGAGATGCTTTGGATCTGTTGGAGAAGCAGGCTGCATACACATTGCAGGGCATGGGAACCACCCCAACGCCACGCAACATCCGCAACTACATCTTGGACATGATTGAGAAGGGCGAAGGCGTATTGATGCCCTGGTTCAAGAAAGAAGGTATGCCGGATGTCCGCACGGAGAAGAAGAAGGGCGGGGCGGTGAAGAAGCAGGCAGGTGGTGCCATCAAGGCTGCCGCCAAGGCCGTGAAGCCTACTGCCGAGCAGGCCGCCAAGATGGCCTCTCAACAGGCCGAGATGGCTCTTAAGAACCGCGCTATGCAGGAACTCAAGGCTCAGTTTGAAGACCTGCCGCTTGGTCAGCAGCCCCAAGGATGGATGAGTCCTGAGCGGCTTCAGCAGAAGATCGAAGAGATCCGCCGCAGGGAAGCCACTCCCGTTGGCGGGCAGATCCCCCTGATGCAGGCAGGTGGCGCTGTAAAGGCTGCCGCTAGGGCTGCCAAGGCTGCAGCCAAGGATGCTTCATCTGTGCTGCCTGCTGCAGAGCGCGAGGCGAATCTTGTCAAGTTTCAAGCGGAATCTAAAGATCCTCGGCGGTTTTATCACGGCACGCTGAAAGATTTTTCGGTGCCGCACACTGGAAATCATGATGCTTTTTTCGTGAGCCCCAGTCCGCATTTTGCAAGTCGGTATGCGATGGATGACTTGTCTTGGTTCTCAGGAAAAAACACAGGCGCCCCAACTGGCGGGAATGTGATGCCTGTTTATGTGCAGACCAAAAACCCTTTTGACTTTGAAAACAAACAACACGTTGAAAGCGTAATTCCTTCGTTCAGGAAGGTGCTGCGTGAACAAGAGGGGTACGACAAGCCGAAGATTGACGCTTGGTTGTCAAAATTTCGCAACGGGGATTGGTCTGCTGTTGAGTTGGCAAGCCAATATGACCTGCTCAAAAATAAAGGGTTTGATTCCTACTATGTGATGGAGAGTGGCGTTAAAAACCTTGGCGTGTATAACCCGAGTCAAATCAAATCCGCCATCGGCAACCGCGGCACCTTTGACACCAAGAACCCCGACATCACGAAGAAGAAGGGCGGCAAGGTGAAGTTCACCGACAACCTCGACGCCATGCGACTGGCTGTCC